GCATCCTTATTCGTCAGGTCGCTCATCGCTCATTTCAGAGAAAGACATACGAAGTATATAGACAACACAATACATTGTGAACGCAAGTCCACATCCTAAAAGTATAATTACAGACCAAACAGGGTCATTAATATCGGCAAGAGGTTTTAAAAATAAGTTCATTAGCAATCATTGAATGCACTACCAATCTCAGACCCAAGTTCTGATCCTGCTTTCTGTCCTAGGAGCAATGCCCAACCACCTGCCAACCATCCGATATAAGGGATGCTAGTGACTGCTGGGACGATGATACCAGCACTAATTGCTGTTCCTGCCATCGCACCTTGTGATCGTGCTCCAGCGTCCGCCCTGATGCACTCTTCGCTTTTCGCACCTAACTTTCCCTCGGGGTCAAATGCCCCACCTCCTAGATTTCTAGCACCGTCCATTGTATATTGGTCTACACGATACTCTCTTCTACGTGTTGTTCCACCACCAAAGAATCCCTTCTTATCCTGATCTAATTGAAGAGACCTTTCGGAGTTTAGAATAGCAGGGTCGTTTGCTTTAAACTTAATTTTATACCCGTCTTTATTTGCCTCTACTTCATAAGAAGAATAATCACCACTAGGAAAATTAATGACGGGATATTGTGGACGAGTGGCATTCAATAAGTGCCCAAGGACTCCAATGTGAGCAACACCGACAAGAGCACCTAGTGCAATTGCAATACCTTTAACAGGAGACTTGCGCGGTGTCTTGATCGGTTCTTGCTCGGTGACTTGTTCAGTAACTTCTGGTTTTACATCCTTGTTCCATAATGCCATTATCTTAAAAGCGATGGATTATTGTGGTTTATCCTTTGGTTCAACCGCAGATACAACCTCTGGTTCTTTCTTTGTCACCGCTTTACCATTACCATTACCACCACCTGCCTTAGCAGGAGATAAACCGAATGCAGCAAGCGATCCAGAAAACACGGATGCAATAAAGGTAGGGTCAAAGTCAAGAATCTTTTGACCGTTGGGAAGTCTAACGTAACTGAAAGTGAGAAGAGATGCAGACCAAATAAGTACTACGACTTTCACTAGATTACCAAGAACTTCACTCTTATCTTCATGATCGTGGTCTTTCTCTTCTACCTTTGCTTTGGATTTATTGCCGAGCATATGTAGAGAGTAAGGCTCTTGTATTTATGGGTTAAGAGACTCTACGCTAATTTTTGTGTTGTTTATTTTGTTGTATTTTTTACAAAGGGTTTCACTTGATTCGTGTTCCCATTTATGATATGCACTTCTTAGGGATTTGACGTAATCAGTACCACCGCAACCTACCATTTCTTCGGCAACGATGGTCTTGATTAACACATCTCTCGTTAAATGTGTCATATGTAAATTCTGGTTTCCAACAACAAATTCTACATTATAACACCGAAAAGATTATCAAAGAATTTGTCTTGGGTGGTCTTCCGAAAATTTTCGGATGTTATTATTTAGTGATGTACTTATTTTCGATCAACCACTTACGGGTGAGTGGAGTTGGTTCATAATCAGTCCACATGGTTCCATTAGCACAGGATTCAAGTGCTTCCATGGTCATGCTTTCAGTTCTTCCTGCCCATGATGCTTCTGCTTCCCAAGGAACAGCAGAAGATGGATAAGTGCGTTCCGCCATCTCACGATACAACATCGGAATATCTTCTTCTGGTTTGATAATAGCAATCAAAGAGTTCTTAATAGAACCCGCCATACAATCTTGTGCAGCGTGCCATCCTTCGTGACGCATTACTGCCATCAAAGTTCCAGGATTACGCATATATGTCTTATTCAGAAAAAAGTTATTACTTACAGTATGATAAACACCACGGTGTCCAACAGGAAAATACTTTTCATCTGCTAGAAACACTCCAACTCCGATCTTATCAAGGGCAACGAGCATTCTGCTGAATTCACCAGCAATGATACTATAATCAGTATCGGGATGAGCATCAGCAATAGTAGCGATAGTTTCGACTTGTTGAACATCCTTGGTGCATTCGCGAAGAATCATACACCCCAATGCGTCCATAGTATAGTAACCCTTGGTGATTTTAGAGTCTGCAAGAGCAGGAGTTCCCAAAGAAACTGCTGTTAAAATACCGATAATAAATTTTCTCATTTAAAATATTTGTTATAAAGTGCTGATGCTTCTAAATGTTTACCTTGATTAGATAACTCTTTAATTTTATATAGGATTTTTCTTTTAAAGGTTTTAGATGACTCCTCCATCTTCATCATCTCCTATGTATTCTAGTGAAAAGATGTCGTGATCTGTTATGTTAGGATCCAACCATTCAGAAAACTCACATTGGATGGCATAAGCGTCATCCATAGTTAGAGATACTTCCTTATCACGATCACATAAGTAGTGAATACGATCCACTGCCCAATCATGAATTTGACTTAAAGTACTCTCCAAAGTCTCCATAGTCTTTTCGCATATAGCGTCCTAGAATATTGCTATTATAGTACGCAGGACAACCATCGTCAAGTGCTTCGATCAATACGTTATTTAGAAACAGTTGCTTTGTTTCCTCATAATTACATTGACCTTTTGTTGTATGAAGACTTAATATTCTTCTGCCGAAGTTCTCTTTACCATACTTTTTTATATCCTCCTTTAACTCTGGACAAGAACCATAATATTTTTTCCAATCAGATTCTTGTTTTACTTTTCTTTTCTTTCCAGGAGGTTTTCTGAACGACCAAAAATACTTTCTCCCAATGTACGATCGTCCGTTGGACTTATTGGTAATGTGATAAACAAAACCAAAGTAGTCCCCAATAGAGTCACTATCAAAAATTCTCTCATCATATATCCATGGATTATCATAACTCATCTTATAGAATTCAATGAGCTATTATTTATCTTTAACCGGGACAAACCTAGTCTATTGACGTTTTGGGTTCTTGTCAAGCTCTTGATAAATATTCAATAAAGACTTATAATAATGTCGGTCTACGTCAATAATATTACTGTTAATACAGGGGAAAACTTTTACAGAGATTACTATCTTGATAATATTGATGGAACTCCATTAGATCTGACTGGATACACTGGAAAGTCGGAAGTTAGAAAGCACCCAGATAGTGTTGGTGCTGCAACGACATTCACTCTTTCTTTTGTTGATAGGACAAATGGTCAATTTCGTTTGTCTCTTGATAGGTATGTAACAGAAAAAATAAAACCTGGTAGATACGTTTATGACGTAATGTTTACAGACTCTTCCAACAAAAAAAGTATTGTTGTTGAGGGAATGTTTAACGCGAGAGAAGACTATACACCTATTAGTGAATGTGTAAAAACGAATTATGCATTCGCAAGATTAGGAATTATTCTTGAAACTTCATCGAGCGTATATGGTTCTTCATCAAATCCAACACCATCAGATACAAATACAGCAGATCAGGATGTAATTACTATTGATGATATTTCTGAATATGGTGTGGTCCATATGGGTGTAAACTTCCGTCAATGTAGTACTTTTGATGTCGGTGCTAGCACCACAAGAGATTTACTAGAAGATTCAACATCCCTTACCAAGATTAAACAATATATTCGACTAGGTGGTGTTGTTTGGTTTAATGTTGAATGGTGGAATGGATCTGTAAATCAAAGAGATTGTTCAGACAAAGCAAATATAAATGCAATGATGACATTACTCGGAACTACAATTAGAGCATCTATTGACCAAGGATTTTCTGGTAATGCAAATCGATCTACAGATCCAGCAGTAGTTGCTAGTAATTTTCCCACAACAGAAAATCACAATGCTTCCGTAATATGGACTGGTGGTACGCCAGTTTATACTATCGAAAATGGTACAAAAGCATTGTCCGTATATGAAAAAATAGGTAACGGAATTTTATTTGTTCAGGGTGATAGTAATATATTCTCTGGTCCATTATATCCAACAACATACTATAATGCTCTCCGCGAATTGGTTCTAAATAGTTAAAAAAGAATGTCTGCAGTATACGTACATAATATTACTGTCAATAGCGGATCCGACTATGAACAAGAGTATGATATGTACGAAGTCGGTGGTAAGATTTTAGATCTTACTAATTATACTGCTAAAGCACAATTAAGAAAGCATAGGGGTAGTTCAACTGCTGTAAGTTTTACTGTCGGATTTCCTGATAGAACAAATGGAAAAGTGCAACTTTCAATTCCAAGTTGGGTGACTTCAAGACTTAAACCCGGAAGATATATCTATGATATTCTTTTTACAAAACCAGCGGGAACACAAGAGATTGTTCTTGAAGGAAGTGTAAATGTTAAGGCAGGTATATCTACCAGTTGCTTTGGTGGAGGAACAACGCCAGGCAGTGCCCATAGACTTTGTATTGCTGTGATTGACGAAAACGCTACAACACAAACTTTCTCTGGAATGTATGATAAGTGGGCACAGTTTAGGGCTACATATCCTAAGAGAACATTTTACCTATTACAACCAACTCCTATTGGGTGTTGTGGAACAGACAGTGCTCTTGGAACTGGATTTGGTAGTTTAGTTGATAGTAATACGTATACAACACTTCACTGTCCAAGCAATTTCTTAAATGAAACTACAGTAAATACAGGGAGACTTATAGGAGAATAATATGACTTTTAACTGGCCAGATATACCGTTTTCAGGAACAGAAGTTGATGCCTTTGTGGCAGAGTATAAGGCACTTGCAGAATCAATCTATAATGATTATGATGACTACTCTACAACAGTTCAAGATGTTGAAACTGAAATTGATAAAATCATATTAAAAAGTCCTTATAGGACAAAAGAAAATATCAAATTCTATTTGGAGAGTGCATTAGTATATGCAGCATTTATAGTAAAACAACGAGCAGGAAATTCTGGACCAGGAACAGATTTTGATCTGAGTAATAGTCCTTTTAAAATAGATATTTCCAGCAGAACTCAAAGTGAAAAGATAAAAATATTACAAGCATTGGGTTGTGTTGGTGATACTGAACAGATGAGTAAATCCTACCAAGAAAATTACGATAAAGATCCTGATGGAGATTTGCCGCCAATAAGTGATCCTGGAATCAATGGTGCTATAACTGACTTTGGAAAAAGACAACCAGATGATGATTGTCAAGATTTTCTTGGTATATTATTAAAACATAAGAGAGATGAGGAAGAAACTCCAAATTGTTTAACTCAAGCATTAGGAGATTTTGGTCATGCAGGATCTCGTGTTTTGGGTTGGTTATTTGCTCTACAATATGGTCTTGCTAAAAGATACATAAAAGGAACTGGTGGAGTAGTACAAAATGCTGAATTTGACCTTCTTGGATTATCTTCATCAATAATATCCAATGATCTTGGTGCATCTGAGAGATTTCGAATAGAAACTAAGAATGTAATGATATCAGCAAGAAAGACTAATTATACTAATTTTATGGGGCAATCCAGACCACCTTCGAAATTTTCAGGATATGCTGTGAATTTAATTGCCAGTGACGCATCTGCATATGGTGTTCCTGGTGGTAGAGTATGGCAAGTAAGTTCAGAATCACAACTTGGTGGTTTGAAAAACGTTTTTGGAGATTTTATTGTAATAACTGATGGCAATGAAACTATAGCAATTGATTCTTCAATGCCAGAATACGACACATCTGGTTTTTATTCTCCCCAGCATGGTAGAGAATGTACTGTAGAAAGACCATGCCGTGACTGGGACACTGAAACTGGAAAGGCATATATAACAAGTATGAGTAATTCAAATATAAAGCAAATTAGAGATGATTATGATTTTGATTATGGATTTGAACTAAGAAGAAACCAAGAGGGTGATGGTCTTCCTGGTGATTCATTTGATAATGACCAAATTGAATCTGGACCATTATTTGAAACTAGCACATCAACTCCTTGTGAAGCATCAGACAACACCTCAGGACCTGCTGGAACGGTGAGAAGACTTGTTGCAAATAATCATGGTACTGGAAGAACTGAACGTGGAGATTATCAAGACGAACCATGTAAAGGAAAACCTTTTGCAATTAAATTAACATACTAAAATGAGAACGTCATATAAATTAGCACTAGATAACATTAAAATTGCACTAGGAAGTTCAGAATTTTCCTCTGAAACTAATCAAGATACTTTAGTTGCAATTGGAAGTTCTTTGGCAGTTTTTGATATAAACAATTTTGACGATAGGATGAGTGTAGATACACTATCTTCTAGGGGAGTTAGAACTGGATTTGGTTTTCAGAGTGAGTATGAATATGTTTTAGATTTTTTTGATCAGTTTCCAAAATTAAATCATGAAGATGTTGAAACATTTCCAGTTGGATTTGGATCGACAACTCCTTACGTTGGTTATAAAACAGTACAAACTGCTGTAGAAAATGTAACTAAAGCAATGTTACTTGCTATTTTAGATGGTGATTCTAAAAGAACTGCAAATGTTGGCATTGGTTCTACAGTTGGTAAAAAAGAAATATTTTATAATTGCCTTGCCCTACCAGAATTCAGATTATCTTCTATTAAACCTTGGAGTAACTGGAATGAATCGGTAGGTGTATGCACACCAACTTCTATATCAAGAAGTAACAATGTTGCTATTGTAACTACAACACCAGCACATGGAATGTCATCATCATATGATGATTGGGGTATTATAATGAATCTAAATACTGGTGTAGCAACATCTTTTAATATATCAACAACACTATATCCTAATGGTGTTCCTATAAAAATTATTGATGCTAATACTTTTTCATATACAAATTATGGAATCAATACTTCAATAACATCTATTGTTGGAATTGCATCTATTCAAGTTGGGTGGGGTGGAACAAGTAACAATTTACATAGACAGATAATATAGGAGTTAAAATGGTTTTAGATGATTTAAAACTATACAATCCTAGATTATATTGGGATATGGTAGCAAGAGGAAGTGTCCCATATTCCCAAGCAGGTGCATTGCAGTGGGGAAATCCTGTACAAAATCTATTTGCAGAGTCCATTCTTGGTGGACCAGAGGCACCTGACTATACTTCTATACCACTACCAGATGATTATGATGCTCCAACACAATTTGCGGAGAGTGGTAATTATCCAAAACCTTGGAGAAGTTATGCCCAATATGCACAAAATGCAAACTACACTTATGTTGGACCTTATGCTTGCTTTGTTGGTTTTGTTGACTGTGATGGTGGTGGATGTGTACCGGACACTTGCACAGATGCAAATAAAAAATCTGGAATAAAACCAGTTAGACTCTGGGGTAGATGGGGTGTAGCAATTTCTGGACCAAATAGTGCGGAAGGTGCATTTTTTCCACAAGATTGGTATACACCATCGGAAGGAACATATAATGCAGACTATTTTAATAATTATTATAGTGAACAAGGAAATCCATTAGATCCTGAATGGCAACTTCGTAAAGATTGGTGGGAATCCATTAATAAACTTACAATAGAAACTTATTTTGGTAACACTGGTCTCAAATGTAAAATAGAAGTAGCGCAATCATTCTTTGAGTTTGGGACGCCAGAATATTTTGCTGGTATTGATCTTGCAGTTTATAATGACTACAGTCTTGATTTATTGGTTGCTATGGTAGCAATTGCAGCAATAGCGAGGTGGTTATAAATGCCAAGACCCAGTTTACAAAATAGAACAAATTTCAAAACATATATACGCCATTTTAGGAATAAATTTAATAATGTTCTGCAAAAACTTCCAGAATATTGGATTGATAATATGCTGTCTTCAAAGGCAGCAGGTATCACAACAGATACTGATGTTAACGTCGTTATCTTTGACAATCAAGACACTGTAGCAATTACAACTGCATTTAATAATGATGAGTTAATTTATATTCCTGCTCTTTCTGGAGACTATATTACATTAGATATAGATTCATCATTACTTACATTTGAATTTGGTGCGGAAGGAGAATCATTTACCTATGATGGAGTTTCTTATGGTTTGAATGACACCATAGCAATCAGCACCACAAGAACTCTAACCGTTAAAGGTCTTGGTGGTCTCTTGCTTCAAGGTGGAAACACCCCAACATACACTGTCGGTGTTTCAACAACTATTATTAGTGAAGGACAATCAGTAAACTTTACTATTGATACCACCGATGTTGCTGCTGGAACTACATTATACTTCAATACCGCTACCAGTATGGAAGCGGCAGACTTCTCTGACAACTCACTTACTGGGTCTTTTAGTATTATTGGAGTTGGAGCAACTGCTGGTGTTGCAACAGTCACAAGAACAATTGCTAATGACTTTGCAACGGAAGGTCAAGAGACATTTTCATTAACTATCAGAACCAATTCAACAACTGGACCAGTTGTTGCTACAAGTTCACAAATTACTGTGAATGATGTAGTTGCATCATTCTCAGTTGCAGAATCCTCAACTTCCGTAAATGAAGGTGGAACAGTAACGTTTACTGTTACTGGATCTAATATTCCAAATGGCACTTACTATTATTCTGTAGAACAAGAAAGTGGTGTCATTACATCATCAGACTTTAATCCAGCATCTCTTACTGGATCATTTGCCATTAGTAGCAATACTGGAACATTCAGTATAACTCTTGCGAATGATTTCACTACTGATTCTTCTGAATCGTTTAGTGTAAATATTAGAAGAGGTTCTGTAACAGGTACGGTTGTTGCCTCATCAAATATTATCACAATTAATGATACATCTCGTAATGTTGGATCCTCATCTAACGGTCTTACATTTGGTCCAGTTCAGGTTAATAGAGATAATGGCAGTGCTTCTTTAGCATCTGATTGGTACACCATCTGCGATTTAGATAATATCCCAGATGGTTCTTCTATTGCTTTGTTTATTGATAACTCTGGAAGTATGACGACAGCAAGAGTTCAAGCATCTTATGACCTACTTGTATCAAAACTAGCAGCAAGAAATATAACTATCACTACTGTAACCAATGGTAATGAAGACTGGATTACTCCATTTTTAGTTAACCTTCCATAAATATTTAAGAAACGATGGCAGTCACATACGTTAGTAATCTGATTATCTACACGGGAACAGACTTTGAGCAAACATTTGTTCTTGAAGATTCTCAATCTAATAGTGCAATGGACTTGACTGGATACAACGGTTGTGCTCAAATGAAAAGATATGAGTCTTCATTAAAAACTGCCGACTTTACTGTATCTTTTGGTAACGACAGAACGAAAGGTAGAATCACAATCTCTATGCTTTCTAATGTAACTTCTGGTTTAAAAGCAGGAAAATATTTTTACGATCTATTATTAAACAGTCCCACAGGAACTACCACAAGAGCAGTAGAAGGGACTGTTTTAGTTAAAAAAGCAGTAACTAGATAAATTACCTAATAGAAATTTTATCCAAAATTTCTTTAACTTTTCGATAAGGTCTCTTTACAAGTTCCCTTGTAATTGGTGTTGGTCCAGATCCAGGACCACCTTGTTCTGAGGGAACTGTTACTAGTTTTCTCTTTTTAACAGATTGTGGAAGATCTACACCAAATGCCCTATCAGGTCTTCCAAATAAACCTGGTTTTTCACCTGCTTTATATGCCCTATTACTTTGTCCTCTTTGTAAGGCGTCATCACCAAACAAAGTCTTGGGGTTAGGATTCTTTTTAAGATACTCTAATGGAGTTCCAAATTTTGCTTGTGCTTCATTTGGAATACGTGTATTGGCACCTTTGTTAAACCAAGTCTTTGCGCTTCTTGCGGCACCACTAATTTTTTTTGCTGCTCCAGTTTTAGCGAATGCTTTAATTCCAGTCTTAATTAAAGTACCCAAACCTTCATCAATATTTTCTCTTGATGCGTATGCCTGTTCTGAAAATTCCTTAAATTTCTTCATTTATAATTTCTCTAATGAAGTCTTCATCAAGTTGATTAGCAACATAAATCGCTTCCTCAACGGTCTCTGCGTGCCCCTCAGAGATTAAATATCCTAAAAGAAGATCACCAGCGTTTATATTCTGGCGGACGTTTCTGTATGCAGAGAGACCAGGTTGTGCAGCATATCCTCTTCTTGGTTTAATATTTTTCCACCAACCATATGACATTTTCAATGGTCCAGTTTTTGATGATCCTTGAGAAGTTGTTGGAGTAGTTGGAGTCTTATTTTCAGGATTTTTTTCTCCTCCATTTTCTCCTCCGTTTTCTCCTCCGTTTTCTCCTCCACCACCATCAAAATAATCCCTAATTCTTGGTTCTAGAAGAGCAGCACCAGTTCCCACAGCAGCAATACCAGCAGTACGCTTCAACCAACCAGGAACTCTACTCAACAAAGCACCACCACCACCAACAGCAGCACCACCAGCAACAGTTTTTCCAACACCACCCCTTTTACCGGTGCCTGTTTTACCAGTACCTGTTTTACCAGTATTAGATCCTGATGTAGAAGATCCTGATCTAGGGGAAGTTACTCCATCAC